AGCATCCATCAATTGTCTACCTCTATCCGCTTGTGGGAAGCGTCTCAATGATTTAGAAACACACTCAAAAGCCTCCATCGTAGCACCATCCGCTAATGCTCTTTGTTGGAATTGTGCAGGGTCTAAAATATAGAACATTGCACTTCCCCAACCTATTGTATTGGTGAAGGCATCTCCTGATCCCCACCAAGTAGATCCATAGATACTTCCGTATCCTCTTTCATCACTTGCCATTCTTCTTATTCTTTTTCATGAGGTACTTCTTCAACTTCTGAATGTTCTCCACCTTCGGTTTATAGGTTTGCTTTACTATAAAACCCATCCATTGAAATTCTGATTCTTACTAGGGTACATATCATCATTAGATGAAGTATTGTACTCTGGATATCTTGAGTTGTAGAATGCCATATGATCTACAAATCTACGAGCATAATGCTCTGCAATATCTCTTTCCTTTTGAACTAAATAATCAAGATCTTCCTTAGTTACGCTCTGACCATTCTCTGATCCTTTCGTATAGATGCCTCCATTTGCTACTTTAAAGTGGATGTAAGGCAGTATCTCTATTGCGGCATAGTGGATTACCATATCCTGAATATAGTTCGTGAAAAGGCTTAAATAGTCTCCTGTTAAAGTATCACCATTTATATCACTTGCTATCTTATTGAATAGCTTAGTTCCTAAAACACTCTGAATATGGATATCCTGAGCGATCTTAATGAACTGAATCATCTGATCACGATCAACATTTCCATTAATCCCTGTTCTCTTTATAACATCAGCAGGGCTGACAAATAGTATCTGTGCCATATTAATTCAATTTTCCTCTGTTCGGCATATCAATAGGGCGAGTATTTGCAGTATCATAATCCTTAGGATTAATCTTTCCCTGTGGTACACCTGCTGCTGCCGCCTGTGAAGGTGCTACTCTCTTATCATTCTCTAATGCCTCTGTCTGACTCTTTGGTAAGAACTTACCTCCTGATCTCTTTCTAGTGTAAATCAATCGCTGCCATTTGTGATGACAATATGCTCCTCCCTTATACTTGAAGATAGAATATGTGCTTCTGCCCTTAGGCGAGAATTGACCATTAACTCCAGAGAAACTCATTTGATTGATATCCTCTTTTCTATAGACCTTACCTGAATCAGACAATCCAACCATCTCAACACAGAATGTTCTTGAGTTATCACTTAATGATCCTGAATACTTATAGCGAATCTTAAACATACCTGCATCTCCTGAAGATCTCTCCTCAGCATCGCCATATGAAGAAACTGCAGCCATATTCACAGAAGTGATAGCCTCTACGATCTGATCCTCGTTATCTGGATCTAAGACATCCTGCACCGCAGTTAATTCCCATTCCTCTTCATTGACATCTTCTCCCTTATCTGCAAGGTATTCTAACCATTCCTTTTCATCCTCTTTCGTGAACTCAGGATCTGCAGCCATCTTGATTCCTGTTTCTTCCTCTATCACTTCCTGATCATCTACATCCTCAACCTCTGTAAACTCTAATGGAGCAAGAGTCTTGAAGTATAGATTCAAAGAAACATTATTGAAGGCTAAGATCTGATCTAAGGCATCTATCACCTGATTCTGCTTAGGTCTGATCACACTATTATCAAACAAAGTGAATGCAGTCTTAATCTCATCAGCATTATTACCTAATCCTGTCTGATCCTTAACACCAAATAACATAGGGCTAGTGATTCTATGACCTACCAAAACCTTCTGTTGTGATTCTCTGGAAAGGAACTCATATTGATTATGAGCATCTGATAATTGAACAGGCTCAATAGAAGCGGCAGTATCCGCTGAATCATTAAAGGAAAGAATGAACTTCCCTGCATTGCTTGATCCTCCCCACTTCTGCTTAATCTGAGACTCAATGTTATCTCTCTCCTCCATAGGTGGAACTCCATTATTGAAGTTCACAATCATGGAAGGAGCAAGTCCGTTCTTGATGTTATTGATATGATAGTTAGCTACCTCTCCCTCTAATTCTGCATAAGGTAATGCACCTTGATAATCAACAGGGGAATAATAGTAAGAGCCACTGCGATAAGGTCTGAAGTATAAGATCTCAACTTTATCTCCTTGTTCGCCATAACCAAAAGCAGGAATGCGATCAACACCTTTTTTGCTTCTAACCTCATTCCAATCATAAGCATAGTAATATGCTTCAACTTCTCCCTCTTCATTACATTTCTCTGCTCTAAGAGTCTCCACAGGCATATGATATACCTCAACGATCTTGCTTTTGTTCTGATTATAGATCAACTGAAAAGCACCATTGCCTAGCATATAGTAATCATTGATTACTTTCTTCAATTCCTGATCTGAGATCAACTTTCTTAATTGAAGATATCCTTCTGGATTCTTACCTGAATCTGTAGCATCAATACCCTGCCCAAAGATCATGTCAATGATCCCAGAGGTTACTGCATTATTTGTAGGAGATCCGTTGAATCTATCTATCAGGTATTGAAAATAATCATTATCATCTCCATATTCTACCCAACCCTTTCTTGCGTTTTCACTTACAACAGGGCTAGTATAACTAGATAGTTGCACAAACTTGAACTGACTATTCTCCATAAATCTTAAACTCGTTATCCATCGTTTTCTCTGTTGTAGCTAACTTAGGTTGATAAGTACCTACTGAAGATCCTGAAGGAAGGATATACATCTTGTCTTGTGAAAGTAGTTTGATTTTACCCACTTCCCAAATCTTGATCACATAAAAACTCTCTGCTACTAAAGCAGAAACATCATAAGAGAAGGTTAGAACCTTTCTGAAATCATCATATGATCCAGATATAGCAGTATCTACTTTCTCTATTCTTTGATCCTCAGATATAATCTCCATCTCAAAAGACTCTGTTGCAAAGTCCCTGAGATACATAGTTATCTGTGGATTTGTATTTTCTTCTACAATTATCATCTAATTATAAAACCCAAAAGGAATATAATGGTTACATTTGCATAGTTCATCTCTCTTAGGTAGCATTGCTACCAAAAAAGAAGCCCCTCCGTAATGGAAGGGCTTTTTTGATTCTATCAGGATCTGATCTTAGATATCATCAATCACAGAAGCATCAGCAGTAATCGTAGCATCTACGAAGTTAGCAGGAATCTTCTCCTGAGCATTCATAGTTAAAGTATAACCAGATAGATCTCCCATTGCAGCACCTGTAACGATAGTACCACCATTAACCTCAGCACCATAATCTAATCCCATTAGGAACTTGTTGCCGTTGTTATCCTCAACTACTACATGAGGGCGATTGTAAGAGATCAGTTTTAACTGATTGTGAGTCTGCTTACTCATCTTCTTAAATGTCAAACTTAATGTCTGATCAAAGAATGTTGTTCCGTTCTCACGGCTAGATGTAATTGTTTGCTCAAAGCTAGAGTTTCCTTTCACTTCAAACTTAAACCATGAAGGTGTTCCGCTGAAAGCATCAATCACATCCGTATCTGTTGTATCATAGGTAGGATCACCTAATGTACCGAAGTCTGCAAAGTAAACGGCAGTAATACCACCTACTACATCCTTACAGGGTTCGTTTCTTCCTTTTGTTAAAGCACATGCCATATTGTATAAAGTATAAAAAAAGGGCAGACAAGCACTAGCCTACCTGCCCCTTTAAATTAATCAATCTACTTCTTATGCGTAGTATACGATGTCAGCACCGATACCAATCTGAACACCTGCCGTGTAGCGCATAACTACACGAACATTCATTGAGCCGTCTAAATCGCTCATATCTAGCAACTTAACTTCATTAGTGTCCGCTAACAAACCTGTGCCAAAAAACAAGTTTGATTTCTGAGCAGCTACCATAGTGTCATCAGCCATACCTGAAGCAACAAAGATCTTCACACCATCAAAGGCTAGATCCTGATTGTTGAACCAAGTTGTTCCTTCGTTACGAACACCATTAGCACCTAGACCTGAAGCACCGAATCCACCAAGAGCACGAACATAAGCACGAGCAACATTGCTAGAAACATAGATGTAAAGATCCTCTTTTCCGTATACTGAAGTTGGGATAGCATCAACTACTTTACCCATTTCAGTGATAACATTAGCAGCAGTAACTGCAGTACCTGTAACATCTACTACATCAGAATCAGCAGCTAATAAAGCACCGAATCCGTTGAATTCACCTGCAGTTGCAGTAGCACCTGTCCAGATAGTTTGTTCTGTTTTCTGAGCAACCTTAGCAGCAACATGACCGATTAAGAAATCAGCGAAGTTACTTGGTAACTCATCAAATGCAGAATAGCCCATTGAGATCGCTTCCCAATCGCTATGAAAGTCCTTCTTGCACAATTCTAGGTTCACTTGGAACTCTTCTGGTTGTAGGATCTTCTCAGCCAATGTGATAGTTGAAGTATCAGAGAAATCA